CCGATCGAGCAGAGATTTTGTAAGACCAAGGTAAGCCCTTTAGATCGAAGGGCTGATACGTTTTCAATAATTGCCCACGACGGCCGTACATCTCGGACGAGTCGAAACATCTCCGACCAGAGGCCGGATCGCTCTCCGATGATCCCTGCCCCTTTACCTGCTCCGCTGATGTCCTGGCAGGGGAATCCTCCCGTGATGACTGTTGGAATAATTCCATCTGATCGTAGTCTGTCACCCGTTAGTTCCTTTATGTCGTCATAGATTGGGATATCGGGCCAATGCTTCCGCAGCACAAGCTGTGCCTTTTCATCTTTCTCGCACATAGCGACAGTCTCAAATCCGCCAGTCCTTTCGAGTCCCAGGCTGAACCCGCCGATGCCCGCAAACAGATCAAGTACCTTATGCTTCATACATCATCCCTTGATATGTAGCCCTGCTCGGCCAGCCACTCACGGATCAATGGATCACTTCTGAGTGCCTTCTCTAGTTTCTCCAAGGCTCTGTAAGCCACTGCTTGAATCCTTTGCCGTGAGACTGGGGTGCCTTCAACGACCCCGAGGTAATGCTGTATTTTTTCCCAACTCCAAGGCGGCACTGACTCGACGCCAGTAAGCGTCGGTGCTTCCCTTGGAGGCTCCCTTTGGTCCTCCGTTCCATATCCTCGCGCAAGTTTGATAGTCATCGGTGGGAGCCCATCTATCTAAGTACGCCCAGAAGATTCGTTTGGCGTAGTCCAGTTTCCTGCAATCCTCATAGGTTCCTCCAATAGCCGGGTCATGCTCCTTGGCATCCTGCCAACACGCCCTTGAAATCTGTAAAGGCCCTATCGACCTACCTCCGTCTCCGACTGCATTCTCTGGATCAGGATGTCCACCTGTCTCCACGGACTGGATAGCCCTGCACAACTCAGAAGGGAACATCATCCACATCTTCTTGGTCCCACTCTGATAAACGTCCGGTGGCGGGGGTGTACTTGACGCGACAAGCGACCCCTGTGTCTCCTGTGTAGCGGTTCTTAAGGACTCGGAGTGTCGTGGTGTTTTTACTGTCGGCGTCTTGCTGGTCCCTCTCCAAGCCGATGCAAATATCAGATAGCTGAGCAATAGCCCCGCTACCACGCAGATGAGCAAGAGATACTTGGCCACCTTCTTCATGACTTCTTCCTTCCGGTCGTTTGAGGTGTGAGACAATGATGAGAGAGATGTTCAGCTCTTCCACTAGCGACCGCAGCCGCGTCATGGTGTTATCAATCAGTCGCCGCTCATCTCCATCCCCGATCCCTGAGATCACAATGCTTAAGTGATCCAGAAAGATATGCGTGCAACCCATGCCCCTCGCCATGTAGCGGATACGAGACAGAAGGTTCTGGGAATCCATTGATCCCCAGTGGTCGTACAGGACACATCGGCCATTGCCGACCGTGGCCTCAAAGGCTTCTCTCTTCGTTTCCTCCGTGATCTCCTTCTCGCTCCACTTGTGAGGAGGGCATTGCAAATACAGGCCCATGAGAGCCTGAGCCGTCTGCTTCGTATTCTCCTCGAGAGCCACGATGCCGACTCGAAAGCCTTTGTTAAGCAGCCACAGTTCCCACTCGCGGATAACGCTGGACTTGCCCTGGCCGGTGCCGGAGGTCAGTGTGACTACCTCGCCCTGCCGGAGCCCATAGGTCATGCAGTTCAGTCCCGACCACGGGTACTCAACCGACTCGACCTCGTTCTCCTCGATAATCTTGTCCCAGAGTTCCTCGCCGGGCACCACGCCATCGGGTCTGTAAGGCTTGGCTTCCCAAAGAGCCGAGATCAATTCCTTCGACCGGCCCTCAACCAGCATGTCATTGGCATCCTTGAGGGGGAGGGATGCTATCGCCGCTTTCCCCGGCGACAACTGCATCGCACACTCAACAGCCGCTTTCTGTCCCGGATCGTCCTGATCGAACATGAAGACGACAACATCGTAGGTCTCTAACCACTCCAGCTCACGGCGGATAACCTTGGAGGCACCCGACGCACCGGAGGGCAGAGACACTACCGGCCAGCGATTGTTTTGAGCCTGCGATACCGACATGGCATCCAGCTCCCCCTCGGTGATGACAAGCCGCTTTCCACCTTGGCCCCATAGTCTCTTCCCCCATAGGTCAAGATTACGGCCCTCACCCAGGATTGAGAAATCCTTGGACTTGGTGCGCACTTTCTGCGCCACTAAGCCTCCATCCCCGTTGAAGTAGTTAGCCACCTGCACGGTCTGCCCCTTCCAGTGGGAGACCCCATACCCAAACTTACGGCATGTCTCTTCCGTGATGCGCCGTTTGGTCAGTGACTTGTATTCAACAGGGAGGAGGCCAGCGACGGACGGTGGAGGGGTAGCGACCTCCCCATCTACGCCTTCGTAGTGACCGCACCCAAAGCAGTAACCGTGCCCATCGTCATACCGAGCCAGGTTGTCCTTGCTGTTACAACTAGGGCAGGGCTCATGGGCTACGAACTGACTGTTCTGATCAGAGTGTGTAGCTTGCATACCGCTTGCCCGTTATGTCCTGCTTCATTTCAGTTTCGATCTCATGCCCTTGCTGCCTGAGTTCTTCTACACGAGCGGCTAGACGAAAGATTCGGTACAAGGACATCGCCTCAAGCGACGTGATCGAGCCCTTCGTCCTTAAGTGATTAAGGATCAGGAGCGACTGGCTCATCTTTACCGGCGGGGTGAATAGGTCCATCTGTTTCATCGTCGATCTCCTCGACTACAAGGTCGATTGAACCCCCATCTACTGCATAGTTTTTGAACGCATTGATATGTGCGATCTGTTGATCATCCTCCCAGATGATCCCGTTGCAGCAGTCAAGGAGCAGTTTCATGTAGTTGTCGATGTCGCCTCGGGGCGTTGCGAGCTTGGTGGTCTTAGGCTTCTTGATTGAGAAGACCACCCACACCCGCAGCTTTCCGCTCATAGGAACCTCGGGGAGAATTCCCTCTTCCCGCATTTCACTAAGGAGGGCCAGGGCTTCCGAGCGAAAAGCCTGATGCTTCTTCCCGTAGTAGGTGCCCCACTTGGAGACACGCGGGCGGGAAGCAGGCACCGGGTTAAGTTCGAGGCGAACGGTGAGCATCAGAAGTCGGCGTCATCCGTTGACGGTGTGTCTTCTGAAGCTTCACTGAAAGTAACAGCCGCAGTCTCGAAGCCTTCCATCGCCGTGAATGAAACACGGGAGGGGCTGTACTCTTTCAGTTCCAACACTTGCACGCCCCGGAGCCGGAGGGTAACACCGACACCGAGAGCAGCCACGAACCAGGGGTGCGGATGGAAGTCCACCACTACCTCAGAGCCGCTACCGATAACTTCTGTCATCGGTTGGAGCTTGGCGTCTACAAGGGTGGGCCGTTGAGCCAGCCCCTTCGCCGTTGCGGCTTTGAGTTTGAGGCGGAACAACCAGTTCCCTGTGGGGTTCTGATCCTCGTCATACTCTTCTGTGAAAGGTAGGTCAGCCTTCTTCAGCTTAGGCTTCTTAGCCTTCTTGCACTCTTCCTTGTAAGCCTCGTCCCGAATCTCTTCAATCTTGTCGATGAGTGCCTGGCCCTCCTCAGGGCCCACGCTCAACTGCAACTGGTAAACACCAGGTCCATCAGGATCGAACTTCTTATCGGGTTCATTCAAATGCGGGTACACCGCAATGCCGCGTGCTTGCATGTTTATCTCCTTCATGCCTTAGTGGATTGAATTACGCATAGAAATACTCGCTCTGCCTGACGAGTTCGATGTCCAGATCACCCCGCTCTGGAGGCTCTGGCACTGTAACTTCTGTCGGCAAGTAGTGGCGGATCTCATGAAAGAAATCCTCCATAAGATTGCCACTGAAAACTTGGACCACTGAGTCCAGTAGATTGTCCCGCATCCTCGGCATGTCAGGAGCCAAGCAGAGGTAAGCGTCGTGAATAGATGACTGGAACTTCATGCCTTGGCTAGAGTTCTTCAACATCGTCAGATCACAGATAGCAGCGTCTATCGAGTGGATCTGGTTGGGTGCTACACCGTTGCAAGCCCTACGCTTACAAAGCTTCCCGGTGCCGCTGCGGATCTTATGCTGCCGGATGACATCACCGATGACCGTCTTGACCGACTGGCTCTGCCAAGTCTCGTAGGCTTGTTTGACTACAAAGCCTGATGGGGTTGTCCATCGGAGAGGCACCCCGTTGTCAATGCACAGCTTGGCCACCTCTCGATACCAGGACATAGCCTTCTGAGCTTCGCCCACGACATCGCTGATGGAGTCCCAAACCTTACCGGCGAGGAAGTGTGGAGGCTTGAATGTCTCCTCCCAGCCGAAGGGGTTGACCCCACCTCGCTTCTTCACTTCGTCAAGGAACCACTCCCGTACATAGTCTCGGCAGGCCCACAGGGTTCCCGAGTAAGGCACAACCATGCACGATCTCTTCGTCGTCGCTCGTGTGATCCCAAAGGCCAGCCACTTGCGGGCCATATCGCTGCCGTCTTCTTCAAGCCGCCTGATCGTGGCGTCGGCTACATCTTGGTAAATGTCTTCCGGTCTGGGGGTCGGCAGGACGTTGGTGGCCAGAGCCCCCACCGGGTCACGCATCAGGAGCGAGTACAGTTGCAATCCATTGCACGACCCGTCAATGGAAATCGGAAGGCGGGTAATGAACTGAGAGCCTTCCTTAAGGAACCCCGCCCACTCAAAGCAAAACGCCAAGAACAGCTCGGGCTCCGAGGCTCGACCCCATAAAGACGTAGTGCCCTGTGGATCTTCAGCCACCGTGGTGATCATGTCTCGGTTGCTATGCACCCACTGCACCCGCTCATCAAGGGTGCATTTGTCCTCGCCGAACACGTTGGCTCCGTGGATAGCCAGCCATCGAGGACCATCATCACTTCCAATAGGCATGCCATGCCCAGCTTGCAATGCACCCCTCGCCACCTTGGAACCCTGGGGCTGCAAGAAGTAGACCCGAGTGTACTTTCGGCCTCGGAAGTCCATGTACCAAGGGAAGAAGATCGGGATGCCCAAGAACTTCTTAGCCATCCAGAATATCTTGACCATCTGGAGACGCTTGGATTCGTTGCTGGTGTTCTCAGCGTGGATACGAGCAGCAGCCTTCCGCCACTTACGCCTAGCGTCCTCATTCTCCCCAATGTCGTGAGGCTTCGATGGGATCTTCTGGCCTACCGGGGAGGGGATGTCACCGATCTCGATCTCACTCTCCCAGCAGTACAGCAGAGTATTGATGACGTTCTCATTGATGCCCCATGCCACTCGCTGCAACTGATTGACCGCTGCCATAGGCTGAGAGATGTCCGCGTTGTTCAGGAAATCCAAATGATTGCGGTCGTTGGTCTTGACCAAAGGACGGGGGTGGACGCTCTCAGTCAGGTAGCCCCCGTTGTACATGTCAGTCCAATCCGCTGGCCTCTCGACCATCGGGAGATACATGGGCGACAAGTCCTCGGCGTACTTGTGGGCCTCCCTCATCCAAGCCTGTAACTCGTCGGTCGCATGGACGTAGGTTTCACTCTTGCCCAATAAGCCCCGCCGGGTGGTGATGTCGATGATGCCTGTGGATACACGCATCAACTCCACCAACGTCATGCCGATCTTGAGTCTGATGTTCTTAGGCCACTTGGAGAACTGAAGCTCGATGAACTTCTCAGTGTTGCGGAGAAACCGACGCTTGTTCTCATAGCCTGGGATCTTCTTAAGGTGGTCCTTCTGAAGTTTCCAAAGATCAGGGTGCTGGTCCTTCATCTCCCTCCACTTGACCTCATCCTCCAATACTCTCGCAACCTTGAAGGACGCTTTCGTCAGACGTTCATGCATCGAGATCGAGTCGATAACCGTCCGGGCAGTGAGGGCCGCAGCAATCTTCGGGTCCAGCATATTAATGTAGGGATAGCAACCGTTGCGATTCCCGACCGGCTGCTTCTCTACCTGCTTCTTCCACAGTCGTATCTGCTCAGCCAAGAGAGCCACTGATTCAGTGAGCAGTCGCTTGCCCAAAGCGTGCTGGCTTTCCATCCCGCCCTCAGTCGTCCGCTGTACTTTCTTCCAGTACCGACTACGGCCAAGCTCTTGCATCTCAGCTTCTAGTTCTGATTGTCTCATGTTCTCGTTTCGTCCTTGACTGTGGCACAAGGTAACGCCACAGGAACGTAAGCAGGCAGATCCGTTGCCTGAGTGGATAGGTTATCTCAAAAGAAAACCCAAGGGGGTGAGCCCTTGAGCTTTCTCGAAAGGAAGAAAAGTTGCCTGAGTGGATAGAAGATAGACAGATTTTAAGTCCAGTGCAAGTGGTGCGGACGGCGGGACTCGAACCCGCAACCCATTGATCGGGGGCAGATTTTAAGTCTGCTGTGTATGCCAATTCCACCACGTCCGCAGGCCCTTGCCACATACTTATGCCACAACGTCTAACATATGACTAGGCTGTCGGTTAGGTTCCAAAGCAGCGATTGCATTCACCAAGTTGTGGGGAGCCAAGTGAGCATATCGGAGCGTAATGTCCATAGTCTTATGGCCAGCCAGCTCCTTCACCGTCAGGATCGGGACACCACGCTGCACCAGACGAGAGCAGAACGTATGGCGAAGGGCGTGCATCTTCTCCTGACCAGTAGCAGCCCACCCCATGTGAAGCCTCAGACGATCCCAATAGTTCCTGAGATGGTGTTTCTTTGTCCATGTGAATGGCCCAGGGGCCGTAGCGTCCATAGCATCAAGAGCCGCCTGAGCCGCCTGAGTCAACGGAACTCCGCGAGGACTTTCAGATTTGGTGTCCGACAAGATAGCCACCCCGCCCTGAATGTCACACCACTGAAGACCACGGGTTTCCCCTGCTCGAAGGCCCGTATCAGCTTGGAACCTAACCCAATGAGCCATGTTGGAAAGGCCAATATGATTGAAATAGGCCGCCATCTCAGCCAGCTCATCGTCAGTGAACCACCGGAGACGGTTGACCCCCTCACGCATCCTCTGGATCTTGGGCTTAGTGTCGATGACCCCGATGTCCTTAGCCACCGTCAAGCACTTCGACAACGCAGCCAGCTTTCGGTTGATCGTGGCGTTGGAGTTCCCTTGAGACTTAAGCCCCAGGATCACTCGGTCTATGGTGAACAGGTCGATGTCCTTCATCGGTGTCCCCATGCCGACTAATGTCCCCACCAGCTCCGCGTTGCGTTTCAAGCCATCGCCAGATTTCGAGTCGGCCCAGTATCGGGTAGCGACGTACTCGATCATCTGACCTAATGTCCGGGGCTTCTCAGCGGTAGCCCGCTCAGTGTCCCCCATGTTCGGCGTGCGACCAGCGACTGCATCAGCCTTGGCCTGGGCTTCCCAGACCTCTGCGTCTTGGTAGGTCTTGAACTGCCTACGCCATCGCTGGCCCTTGTGACTAACGGTGGCCTGAAAGCCCCGTTCACGTGCGTTGATTGTCATGAGAGTTTCTCCAAAGTCTCTTTTAGCCTTCGGCCAGATGCCGTCAGGCTCACCAGTTTTCTACGTCGGTCCATGATGTCCTCCTCAGTAGCGACTAATCGAAGCCCCGGCCTACGGTGGCGGCTCCAGGCTCCCAAGGCGGCTACGTTTCGGCTGACGGAAGACTGGGCCAGGCCGCTACGCCTCCCCAGATCCGTCATGAGAACGGGCTCCGGGTCCATCTCGGCTACGAGTAGATACGTCACCATCGTCTGAGCCTGCATCTCCGGGTCCAGCTGCCTGAACAGCTCCAGACAGGCGACTAAGTTTCTCATTCGGTGTCCATACGGCGTTGATCCTCCAGCATCGCAGGAAATACTCGCCTTCATGCTTCCATGCCATTAGATGCGCAGGTGGATGCGAAATGTCAAGGTATAGATGTCCGAAGCTGGATCGTATGAGCATGATAAACAAGCACATAAGTACGTCGCGAATGTGTGTCAAGGTGCGAATGATAGTCAATCGCAAAAGGCCCCGGCCGACTAGGGGAGTCCTAGCCAGCCGGGGCACCAGGAGAAATGCCTACTTTGTCTGATCCTCCGGCATGATTATACCAAGGGCGACCATGATCAGGGCTATCACGCCGACAGCGTAAATGATGCTATCCATTGGATTCATCCTCCCGCTGGCGATAATCGTATACCTTGCTGCCCCAGATCAGGACATCACGGGGCGGTGGCCCGATTACGCCCTCATCCATGACCGATTCGCTCCAGGCCATGT